AGTACATGCAATTTGTTTTCATGACAAACAGTAAATCCATGACTATTCCAATGTTTTTCATCTCTTTGAGGATGTTCTAAAACTGTAGTTAAATCATTGTAGTTCACCTCACCACCATTACGCAAATCAAGTACAATGTAGTCAGCTTGATAATCAAAGAAAAATTCTCTAATTTTCAAGTTAAATCCTATACTGTCTCCTGCTGGGTGAGTACCTATATAATCTACTTCCCTTAAGGTTTTCCCATCATCTCTAAAAATAACAGACATACAGCCAATAACACTGTTATCATTTTTAGAATTTGATGTAGTATTCGCAAAAGCATAGTCAATGAATATTAATCGTTTTTCTCCATCTTTCTTGGGTCTGTTTCCTAAATCTACATTAGAATATAAATCTAATATAGTAGGAGGTTTAAAAGCATTACGTATAATTTGGTTCTTTTTAAAAGATTCCATAGAAAAGAAAGCTCCATCTGCTTCCCCTATCATTTCATTTAAATCCTCTGTTCTATGGTCTATATCACTATCAAATTCTTTGGCATGAAAATAATCTTGCCATGTTTTTAAACCATATAATATTGCTAAAAATATATTTCCTGCAAAGAAATTATATTTATGCTTATTAGATATCATACATTGTTGAACTACTTTTTTAAATTCCGTCCAAAACCATTCTATCTTGAATCTAGCAGAAGTAATATAAACAGATTTACATTCCTCTAACCATCGAGATAAAGGTTTTCCATCTTCATCTTGATATTCTGATAAAGTTAAAAATTTAGCTTGACGTGGATGGGCCATTTTCTGAAAAACACTATCTATAATAGTCTTTTTCAAAAGTCTACATTCTTCATATATAAGAAAAGTTGCACGTTCCAAATGTTATCCTATGGGCTTTTTATCCCATAGTTCTTGCTATTGTATTTCTAGCAAGGTCGGCGTACCTTTTCACCTTTATATTTAAAGGGTTGGGAACTCTTGGACATATTATATTCTGATTCAAACAGGTTCAATGTCTACGCTCTGCATGTGAATACGCTATTACACGTATCCTTCCATTCTGATTACCATTTCAGGTTTCCAGGTTTCTTTCCCAATTTATTTTTACTGATTGTCACCAACCAGAGAGGCGAGTTGTGCAACTTAATGTTTCCACCTCTAGCACTGTCCAAACAAGGAAGTACTAAAATAGTTGAATTTGTTGGTTTAATTTCAACTTTTATCTCATTATCACTATATGAAAATTTAATATCTTCATGTTCATAATAATATTGTAACAATGGAGAAAGTTTTTTACACAATTCATTCTCCATTTTCTTATCTACCATTTTCTTGGCCTGTGGAATAGTAGAAGAAGTAATAACCACTTCTGCATAAGGATAAAGCAATCCATGAATTAACGCACCTAATGCCACAATAAAGGTTTTTGATAAACCTCGACTACATATAGCAAAAAATGTACTACTTATACCCATTAAATAAAGCATAATATGCTGAAAAGGGTATAGAGACAACATTAATCTATGCACTGCATAAAGATTCCAATTACGTCTATAAAAAGTAGTCCACTCTATAATATTTTTTCTTCTTTGTTCATAAGGTATTTTTTTATTTTTCTTTTTCTTTGCTTCATTTTTTCTTTTACGTTCTTCAATTAATTCTGTTATACTAGGTTGTCTAAATTCTATTTCTTCATTTTCATTCATAATTTATCCTCCTACTAATCACGTTTTCTGGGAATTAGAGGATATTCTTTCGTTCCTGCAATAATATTTTTAACAGCAGAAACCACATGTTTAAACCAATCAGATTCAATATTACAAAAATCTTTGTACTTATTTAAATCTTCGCACTCAGCAGGAGTAGTATTTTCAATTTCCCAAATCTGTCTTTCTAACATTTGTTCTGTAAGAGTTTTTTCTTTCTTTTGAGTAAAATTATCAATTTTTAATGTTTTCATAAGCTTAAGAATAGATTCTTGCTGTTCTTTTCCGCTTTCTTCATTTTCTTTTGCTTTACGATAATCTAACTCTGAAATACATAATTTTCTATATAAACTCTCCTGAGCAGGAGTAAGGTTTATATCTTCTGTATAAAAATCCCACCGATATTCAAGATACGCATAATCATCTTCATCTTGTTCTCCCCAGTCTAAAATAAACTGTTTGAGTTTTTCTTTTCTTAATTTTTCTTGACTAATATCTAAAATAGCTTCGGATTTATCTACATCTGTTACTCCAAAACTATCCCATTTATCTGTTTTTTTCTTTAATCCCATATAACTAGAAATAAAATTTCCCCAATAGTTATATGTACTGGTTAAAACTTTTTCATCACGAGCTTTTTTAACTTTTTCCATAAGATTATCATAGACTTTTTCCATAAAGGGTATTCCAACTTCACTGCATGTCACCCATAAAGCACTTCTTATATCTTTAAATCTTTTTAAATTGTCCTGATACATTTCCTTAGTACAATTTTTACAATAAGGCATTACTCCTGTAGTGTGATGAATATTATCACTTTTGTAAAAATTTTCTATTGGATACTGTCTATTGCACCTAATACAATAAGAATCAGTTATGGGACGAATTTTTTTAACAACTGTGGCCATCGCAATCACTTCCATTCTTTTTTATTTATGTATTAAAATTAAAATGTCAAAAAATGAAGGTAAAATTAAGTTTGTAATCTTAAAGTGGCTCTTTTCCTAACGGAATCTTCATTATACCCACACTCGATTATCAAACTTAATTTTACCTTCACTTTTATGTTTATACTACTAAATTAATCTTCCTCTTCCACATCAATTTCTATAGGTTGAACAATTTTTTCGTATTTTTTCTTCTTTTTTACAGCCATTTCTTTTTTAAGTAATTCTTTTTTTGTTTTGCTTACTCTGGCCTTTTTTTCAACTTCTTTGCTTCTCCGCCTCATTCCTAAAGGTATTTCTCTATTATTGAGATATGCCTTTATATAATCAGACGGATTAAACTTTACTACAACTGTTTCTGGCACTTTTTCTAATTTATGTTCTTTAGTCTGAACATTATAACTGTTTCGCATAAATCCACCAAACATATATGTTTCCAAACTACCTATGTTAGTGATAACGAACTTTCCATTACGTTTAAGTTCGTCAGCTATAATTTCAATTAAAGCCAAATAGCAAAGTTTAGCCGTTTCAGCAGTAACAGTTTTTCCCTGTTTTTTTACTGAAACGGCTATAAGGTCAGAGATTTCTCTCAAAGTCAACGCATTCGCTTTGGATGCCCCTGTCCTTGCCATAAGGTAATCTCCAATCTCACAACATTAATTAAAATTTATTTTTAAAAAAATGTTGAAACTTACTTTACAAATGGGCGGCCCTTGGTAGATTCCTTAATTTCATCCACTAAACTCTTAGAAACCTTAAATACAGGCTTGGTATAAGAAGGAGTTTCAGGAAGCAGGCCCTTCTCTCCGGTTCTAGGATTGATAACACCATTTCTCTCTGGCTTACCATTAATCTGAGCAAATCCCATCTTTCCCAACCCAAACAGATTAAACTTCTTACCTGCGGTAGCACACTCTCTACAAACTTCGCCCATAGCGCTCAGAACTACCTTTGTCTGCGCCTGAGATATACCAGATTTTGCCGCAATAGCCTTTACCAGTTCTGCGGAAGTCATGTCAGTTACCTTGATTACTTTCTTTGCCATAATTTTAGTTCTCCTTTAAATTCTTTTTATTCTGTTAAGGATTGCAACTCTTTATCGAGTTTACATCCTCAATTTACTTTTGGTTTCTTTGTTACTCCCTTATAACAAATCAAAGTCATTTGAATTTTTATGACTATTTTTTCAATAGTTTTTATTATCTTTTTTAACACCCTCTAATTCCTATTTTTTCGTACTTATTTCTTCTACCCCTCTCTTTTTTGGTCAATTTTTGAAGCACAAAATCTACACATCGTCTGTCTATTTGAATTAATTTTTATTAATCTGCCACACTTACACTGCTTATATCCATCCTTATATGTGGCTATTAATAAGTTACCTAGATTTTCTAACTCAGTAATTCTAAATACCGGGGTTTCTCCAAAATACTCAGAAAGCATATTTACTCTTATATTTAAGTTATCACACTTTTTTGTAGTTTCTATTAATCCTTTCTTTTTCATTTCTCCTAAAAGAAGAAATCTATCTGAACCAGTACAAGCCACATTAGCCATTTCAAACCAGTTAGCGATACTTTTACTAGTCTTAGTATTTAACCAGCCGTTACACCCCATGTAATGCGCTATAACATAGGCTGAAAACAATAGCTTACGCTCCTGGTCGGTTTCTCCTTTAAACACTTGACACATATCCCATGTGTAAACCACTACATCTTCTCTATCATTAATTCCGGTAATTCCTTCTTTTACCTTTTTGAATATTCCAGAAATATACACATACCATTTTTCTTTTAAATATTCTTCTTTATAAAGTTTCTTCATCTGTTCGTCTACATTGTAAATTGTTTCTTCTGCTGTATCACATTGAGCCGCATAATATTTAGATATCAAATTAAGAAAAGAATAAAACCCAATATCAGGTTTTTCAGTGCCATTCAAAGCATCTAATACATATTTTTTTTCATTTACTACTATTTTATTCATTTTCTTTCTCTCCATCTTCTTTTAATTTTTCAATTATTAAATCTCCAATAACAGCCCAACAAAAATATTTGTTCTTATTCTTTCCATAGCATAAATCTAATACTATATTCATCAATTGCCATTTATTAGAACAAATCTTTATTGCTTCATCTCTAAATTCCTGCTGTAATACTTCTGTCTTTTTATTTGCTTCTTCGGCAGATAAATTATTTTCTTTAGCAATTATTTTAAAGTTTTTAATTCTGCGTACATATTCTTTTTCTAATTTTTCAATTTCTTCTTTTTTTGCTTTTGGATATCGAATAACTTTATCACTCTTTAAAAAAGAATAATCAAAATTTTGATTCTTTAGTTGAGTAACATATCCATTAAACTCAGATTCAATATACCAACATAAACGATTCATTGTAGATGGAGAACAATTAACTGGCATTTGAACATTATACCAATATAAAAATTCTTCACATTCTTCTGATAATTCTTCTTTTGTTTCTAAATCCTTAATATCACATCCATAAAGCATTAAACATTTATCATTACTTTGTTTTATATAACTATCATATGCTTTTTTAATAGCGGGATAATTATACATAAAATAATATGGCTTTTTATCTGCCACTATTCTTTTATCTAAATCTGTTTCACAATAATTTCTCATGTACCAATGTTTAGGCATATCTTTAGCAATAATTCCCTTTAATTTCTTTACTACTTTATGTCACCACAAAGAATAGACTATATCATTACCATTAATTAATTTAATGGCAATCGGCGCTTCCAAACAAGGAATTTCACCTTGAATGTACAGACTTCATCTCCTTATTTCATATGAAACTTAGGCGGTATGTCTTAGTCGTTTAACCTTCAAAAAGATTTCTCTTTAAGCTTGGCACAGGATTGTCTTAATATTTTTATATTTTAATTAATTCCATACTTCTCAAACAAATGTTTTTGTGGAGCAAAATCTTTATAGTATAATTTTTCTCCATTTAATCGTGCTATAATAGCTTGTGTTTTATCAGTATAATAACCTAAACTAATATACTTACGATTAACAGATACATAGGCTCTCCATTTTTTATCATTAGGAGAATAATTTACACCCATAATACCAGAAGTATTATTTTTGGGTATAGATTGATTTTGTGCATTTTGAGAAAAATTACATTTCCTTAAATTTTGCTTTCTACAATCATATTTATTTCTTGAATCATGGTCAATTTTTTCATTATTAAAAGTATTTTCAACATTTCTAAAGAATATTAATCTATGAAGCAATATTCTGCGATTATCTGGCAATCTTGTAATTAAATACTTTGATTTATCTTCATACCAACAATAGTCTTTAACCAAATCATAATCTTCTTTATTTATCAAAAACATATTTCCTGTATTTCTAGCTATCAATTTTATAATATTAGTATCTTCATCTACTATAAATTGATTAACTCTTTTCATTTTTGCACTTATTTTTTCACTTTTATCACATCCATGACCAGTAGTATTACCACTTACCAAATTTTCTCCATGTATAGAAACAATTTTTCCACATTTAAGACATTTACAATTCCAATGTAAACGCTTTTTCTTTTCCTCTTGAGTGCCTTTTTCATCTATATCAATTACTTGTAAACATCCATAAATATTATTTGATAAATCTTTTCTTCTCATTACTAATCCTCCTTTCTTTATTATTATAACAAAAAATATTAAGACTTCCCCTGTTAGCCTATCTTCAAATTGTCATTTACTACAATTCCGCTCCTGTACGTAAGATAGACACCCTAGATTTCTAGGTTCACCGATTTTTACTTGGACTCAATTTTTTAGGTTAATCCAATTCGTTTTGTTGAAATAGTTGACCACATAAGATTCTTTTATTTAATATTTCGTACTCTATTGTACCCTTTTGTAACCCAAAGAGAATATCAATCATACTGGATACATCGTTGGTAATTTTACCAACCCCATTTCCCAATCCTTTGTAATTGCTCTTTTTTATCATAGACCTAGTAACAATTTGTTTTTGGGCTTTACGCTGAACACACTGAATAGCTAATAATTCTACATACTTTCTCAATAAAACTTTATTATTTGTAGAATAAATAGCATCGCCATCAAAATCGCAACCATTCATAGCCATACAAAACGTATCTTTGTTGTTAATAATAAATATAGTATCCATATGACGATACCAATAATTCACAGTATCATTATTAATTCTTTTCATTTTACGAATATTGTTATGACTTGTCATAGGACTACGAAAACATACTAATTCTTCTGCATCTTCTTTATCATTCCAATATTTGGAATAAACTTCTTTTGCTTCTAAAAGACCTGTAACTTCTAACCCAAAAACATGTTGCATTAAAGCATAAGGGTCGCCACTTACAAGCTGATAATTTCCATTAACCAATAATTTACCAATCTTAGCATTATTGATTTTTTTCTTTATCATTTTATTAATTCTGTCAATTACATAAGGGTCTTTCATCATTTCTGGATTAAGATATAATGCTTGTGCATAATCATTACTCTTTGTTTTTTCACTTATTCCCAGAAATTTTAAAGTTTGTTCATAATCGCCAGTCAAAGATTGCTTAAGCCAATCAACAGTAGGTTTAGCCAACTCTTTAATATCTTCATCTGTCAATTCGTAAGATTGTAAGTACTGATAATTTATTTCTCTTACATCATCCAAAACTTTAGGTGTAACTTTAGTCATGGCAAAACGATAGCCATTTTTTATATAATTGCTATGATAATCTTCCCAACTATCATAATTATCCCAAATCTTTAAACTGGATTCTGTAATAATCATATCCACATTACGAATATCATGAATATGCCCCCAAATATCTTTCACTTCGTAAGTATGGGCTATTTTCTCAGCAAAATCAAGAATATCGAACACATACAGCATTCCTTTAAGCCACGCATTTCTTAAACAACCACCAGCAGGAATATAATCTAACTTAAGCTTTTCTGCTACTCTCTGCATATATTCTGGCGTACATAAATTTAAACCATCACTGCCATTATTTTTAAGTAAAATATTTTCCAATATTGTTACTTCTGGTTCATCATTGTTAGTATCATCTATATTGATTACACTGTCATAAAAATCAACAAAACAATCAGAAACCACAAGTACATCTCTAGGTTCCACAATTTCTAAAGATGCAGAACAAGTAAGAGATTTATAAGCTTCATACTTTGCAGGAACCAGTTTATAATCTTTTTTTCTGCCGCATTCACATCTTTTGTCTAATTCTCCTAAAAGGTCAGAACGAACAAATAAAATAGTTTCATTTTTCAATCCTCCTGTAGTTCCTACAAACCATTGGAAATTAAAACCATTTACATAAATGCCTTTTGGAGAAGTAGCCCTGGCATAATCTTTTTTCTTAGATATTTCTACTGCCAGCACTTTATCTGTAAGATTGGATTTGTAAGCTTTGGAAATAATATCCAACAACCTAAAAGACTGATTATCAAATAAATCTACTAATTCATCTAACCTTACAGCTAATTTTTGGTCTAACTTAATATCCCAATTGTTAGAAGCTAATCTCTCTGTAGAAATCTTAAATATTTTTCTTCTACTATTTTGCATATTGTCCCTTTCTTAATATTTCTTGTGATGATTGTATTATATATTATATATACAATTTTGTCAATATATATTTTAATATTAAAAAATAAAGACATTTTATACTAATTTTATTAATTGTTTTTATTACATAAAAAATTTTTTAAAAAATAACGGTATAAGAAAAAATTCGGAGGTAATACTATATACTATATATA